TGCCAACACCACCAGTTACCTTTTTAAGTTGTGGTACTCGTGTTCCAGCGGTTAATGGATTATTTGCCTGAGTAGCACTACCTAATGATTGTCCTGCAAACAAGTTTTCATAAACAGTATTATCAGTAGTGTAAGGAGAGGTCGCGTTATAATTAGCAGAAAGTTCAAATGCCGTTAAAACCGCATTAGAACCATTTTCCTCAGCAGTTTGTTGTGTACTAACTACCGCAGGGCCATAAGCTGCGGAGTTTGTCTCAATAACACCACCATCACTACAACTACAGAACTCACAATCAGGATATGATAAATTAGGAATTTTCATATCTGTAAAATTCTTATATAAGTTCAACATTTTATTAACAACATCTTTAATATCTCCAGCATCAGGACAATTAATATAATCTAAACTTCCTATGATATTAATAACCCAAATAATTGCATTAATAATCGAACAAATAACAATAGCTACAATAACCACAACCGCGGCAATAATTGCTAATACAGGCCCGATAATTAATAAGTAGAATGCAATAATGTGCATTGTAATTAATAATGAATACAATATTGGTCTGAATATAAACAACATGATGTTGAACAGGAAGTAGATTAAATCAAATCTATACACTGCATCATTTGTTGGGAACTTATTATTATCACTCGAACATTCATTATCTAAGATGTCTTTAACCGCAATAACTCTCCAATTACCCCAACCATTTCTATATTGAGTAATTAATTGTGATACAGTATAAACTTTATTATATTGGAATTCGTAGAATTTATCCTCACATTTAATTGCGTCCACAATCATCTGATTACCTATGGTTGTTCCTGTGTTTCCATAATCCGCCCAATCTAAACTAAAAGCGTATGACCTTTGTGCGGCATCTTTATTTACAGAACTCGCACTATTATTAGTAATTGGGTCAATGTGAGCACCTCCACTAACAGTCCATCCGTACTCTTTAACATTTGGAACTAAAAAATACCCTCTTTTAATAGGGTCGGCAGAAACAGACGGTGATTGATTCCATTTAACTTTAAATCGGTATTTACTTCTTGTTGGGATACCTTTTTTAGGGTCACTAGAAATAACTTGTTCACCAAACTCATTTGTAATAACATAATCTAAGTTCATTGGGACATCAACTAACCAAGTACCATTCTCATCAATAACCTGCCCACCTGATTCTAAATCAACTGTTTCTAAAATAGGTCTTCCGTTTACATCTTGAGCACTTGTTTGTCTAATTGCTAAAATTTCGCCAGGACCCGCAACTAAAGAACAAAGTGACCCTGAGGTTAAAGTTGGTTTACAACTCTTCTTAACATAATCTTCTTCTTTGGAGGATACTAATGACCCCATAAAGATTGCCGTAGGTGTGATGTCAATATTGGCTTCCCCTGATAAATCAAAATCAGTTCTTGTAATACCTAAATTACAAATTTCGGGTTGACCCCATAATGGTTCAACTTCAAGGGTTCTATTAAAGGTAATGATTTGAGGTAATTCTCTTAGGTTGGTTGAAGCTTTAAAATATGTTCCAGCAACTTGTGATTCTGTAGTAACTCCCATTCTAATTAAATCCTGTGGTGATAGAGAGAACTCACCAATATCTGAAAGGTCAATGTCAACAACAACAGTTTGAGACCCCACAGGTACTCCAAATATCATATAATCCCCACTCTCGTTAGTTACTGCATTATACTTATAGTACTTGTCATAAACTTCAATAAGACTTGGGTTAATTAGTACATCTTCTCTTGTGAAGAAGGTTCCTGTAGGATTGTGACCACTATGTTGTCGATTATATGGTAATAGATTATATCTATAACCATCTTCATTTAAATCAGCTAAAGTTTTATAAGGATATAAATCAGAAATTACTGGGTCGTTTTCATCCATATTGTCCAAAGGAATGAAAACAGAAACTTTTGCATTAGGAATACCAAAACCATTGTTAACACTAACTCTACCAACAATAACTCCATAGTCGGAGCACTGTCTTGTGTAAATTTGACTTTGTAATATTTTTAGAGAAAGAATCTCTAAATATTCAAACTCTTGGTCAATTAAAATCTTAATTGAACTATCAACGCCTGGTTTGGTTCTTATTCTATACGAGTTGGACATGTTAATCTTTTTTGATAAATAGTTTATATACTATTTTCAAAAGATAATTCATTTATTTTGAAAATAAATTATCAAGAAAAATTAACTGTTTTTAGATTTTTAACTCTAACATTGATATCTTTGTTAGGATATCTGATTTGATAGGTCTGACTTGGTTCTGCAAATATGGTGTCATCAACTAACCCAATCTGTTTTGTATTCGCATCTATGTAGGCTTGTGATGTTTGTGACGAAGAGTATTGACCACCAACCTTATTAAAGAATAACATATCTGAAACTGCAATAACACCGTTTTCACTTTGAACTAATCTTCTAAGGTCAGATACATACACATTTTCTCCCATCTGTCTGTTACCAGGACTGAAGAACTCAGATATAATAGTAATGATTTGAGAAATAACCGCTCCTTGGTTTTGACTATTGTCTAACACTACATCAATAGTAACACCTAAATCAACAACATTAGCACTTTCAATAGAAATGTAGTCATTAATCATTCTATAGTTTGATAGGTAGTTAGCGACGTTATTTTTTAATGTATTTGACACAATTTCTGTTAAATTACCTGATTCGTCATAAGATAACATCTGAATTTTAATTTTATTATTTTCCTCAGTAATTGCTACTTTAGCAGGTGCCCCAAATTGTGATGGCATTGTTCTAATAATAGAATCATAGTCATTAACCGTCACCGCTCTATTTTGTGCTGCAAAATTAAACGCAACTAAGTTTCTTACTTCTTCAGTTGTTGGGTAATTAGCCCCACCAATTGCTGCAACAACGTTAGTACAACGTAATGAATTAACAACACTTGTATTAACCGATTCTGATGGACCATTAACAAAGAATGAAACTGTACCTATTTGATTGATGATATTAACACCTAAATTAGTTCCTGTTCCACCCCCAACTCTATATTGTACAAATAATGTACTATTTGCCTTAAGAACACTACCTAAAGCAAAATTATTTGAGTATTTGTTTAAATCTAAGGTATAACCATTTCTCGCAAACTCTCTTAATTGTTCGTCAGCAGATTGACTACCACCACCATAGGTCATTTTGAAAAACCCTTCAGGTGTGTACTCAGTAATAAATTTATCATTTGTTTGGACGTACTTACCTACTTTAATCCCTGGCTTATCAGAAACCTTCGTTGGGTCTTCAATAAAAACTCTATCTTCAACTAAGGCTTTAACTTCGTACCATCTATTATCAGTACCTAAAAATTCTTGAGTAGTTGGGATATTAGCGTATTGGGTACCATCTTTTAATAAAACACTTGTAACACCTAATACATTTTTTTCAGGTAAGAATATTTCTAAAAATGGTCTAACATCTGCCGAGGTAATAACTCTTTTGAATACTTTTGTAATACCATTAACAACTGTTTCTCTTTTAACAATAGTATAATTAATTAACTTATTATTTGAATCAAAATTAGGTATTTTTAATCTATTAGGATAACCTTCCGCATTTATTGCCGACGCAAAGTCAATATCGTAAATTGATTCAAAGACTTGTCCCGCACCATTAACTTGAGAACCTCTTCTTAAGATACCACAATATCTTAAATCTTCCTTATCTCCAAATGCTGGTACCGTGATTGAGAAATCAACTAATGATACTGATGGTCTAAGACCAGGAACTTTTAATCCATAAGTTCTTGCAATATTAAAAACAGAAGACCTTTGTTGGGCGTATTGTAATACCGTTTCCTGAATACTTCTATCAATGTTAAATTGTAAATTGTCTGTTACGGCAGCATTTAAGTCTAACAATACCGAGAAAACCGAGGCATCATTAAAATTATCAACAGTGTCAGGGTAATAAGTTCTTGTAAAATTTATTAACTCAGTTCTAATTGATTGGAAATCTCTAGTAGTGTATGATATTTTCTTGTTAGCCATATATCATTAAATATTTATAATTACGAAATCTGAATTGTTAAACGCGTCATTAGTAATAACGTAATCAATTTTAACTCTTGCAGTATGTTCTAAAGTTCCAATACCTGGAACTCTATAAACTCGTTCGTCGTTGTCGTTTATATAAGTACCCTTATCTTCTTCTCCTTCGGACGCTGCACTTATGTCAATCTTAGTGATTGTTATTCCTGGAATATATTCTTCAACAGACGCTCTAATCTCCGCCTCAATTTCTGAAAACGTAGGACCGTCTAAAGGTTCAAATATAAATTCATATAGTCTTGTACCAAAATCTGGCAAATAATATCGAGTACCTTTTCTAGTTAATAAAAGATGAATTAAGTCAGTTCTGATTTCTTCATCATTTACTACAGAAAGGTCTAAATACTTACCATCATAAGAATCTCTGAACGGGAAATTAATTCCATATGTTGTTCCATTTGCCATATCAATAAATATAGTGTCGTGATTATTTCTTATAAATAGCGTAAAATAAAAAATCACGACAGTTTGTCGTGATTAATGTTGTGATTTTCTATTTTATATTAAGACCCACATCCAAAACATTCGAATTCTGAATCAGTTGGTTTAACTGTTGAGTCAATTGGTATAACATTCACTTTTGGTGTTTGTTTTTCAACTTTTGGTTTTTCAACCTTAGAGATGTCCATTGCCAAGTGTTTTGCTCCTGTAGAAATAGCCTTAGTTCTAACATAATAACAAAGAGTTTTTAATCCTTGTCTCCAACCATGGAAGTGTGCCGAGGAAATCTTAGGTAATGTTGGTGCCGACATATAGAGATTCATTGATTGTGATTGGTCAATGAAAGGACCTCTGTCCGCAGACATATCAATCAATTCTCTCTGAGAGATTTCCCAAATAGTTTTGTATTTTGGGATTAAGTGTTCGATACGTTTAACTTTCTTATTATAATTCTTGTCTTCAGGGTCTAAGTAATGATTAAAGTTAATTCCTTGAACTGAGCCTTCATTCATAATGATTTCATTTTTTAAATCCTCAGACCAAATACCAATTTTTTCAAAATCACTTATTAAGTATTTATTAACTATCAAAATCTCTCCACCAACAACTCGTCTATTAAATAAAGCCGAATGAGCTGGTTCTGTCATTTCAAAAGAACCTGTAATTTTAGCTGAAGATGCCACAGGCATTTGTGCCGTGAACAAAGAGTTACATACTCCGTATTTTTTAACATCTTCTTTTAATTGTTTCCAATCCCAAAAACCTGATAAATCATCGTCGTTTAATCCCCACATATCAAATTGGAATTCTCCTTTTGACATTGGTGACCCTTCAAAAAATTTATATGGTTGGTATTCTTCAGTTTTACATAATTCATTACTTTCACTGATTGCAGCATAATAGATAGTTTCAAAAATATCTTTATTTAAAGATTTTGCCTCATCAGAAGTAAAAATATAATCCAATAAATAAAATACATCGGCAAGTCCTTGAGTTCCAATTGCAATCGCTCTTTGTTCAAGACCACCTTTTCTACCTTGTTCAGTTGAATAACTATTAATATCAACAACTTTATTAAGTGCTCTAACAACTTTTCTAACTTCATTATAAAGTAATGTGAAATCAAATTTACCATCATTAATGAAGTTCTTTAAAACCATAGATGATAATGTACAAATTGCGGTTGTGTTTTCATCAGTAAATTGGTAAATCTCGTTACACAAATTAGATTGTTTAATTACACCAATGTTTTGGTGATTTGTTTTCTTATTCGCATTATCTTTAGAACATAAATAAGGAACACCTGTTTCTATTTGGGATTCAATTATTTTATTCCAAATATCTTGGGCTTTAACTTTTTTACCAATACCCTTACTTACCGCTAATTTATAATTTTCTTCGTATTCATCTCCATAACATTCTTGTAATGGTTTAATTCCGTTAGTTATAATATCGTTAGGACAGAATAAGTACCAACTATCGTTATTTTCAACCGCTCTCATAAAATTATCAGGAATCCAAAGGGCCGTAAATAAATCACGAGCTCTCATCTCTTCTGAACCTGTATTCTTTTTAATCTCCAATAAATCAATAATGTCTTTATGCCAAGGTTCGATATAGATAGCCGCACTACCTGGTCTACGACCTTGTTGGTTAAAGAATCTAAGTGACTCATTAACAATTTTTAAGTACTTTAAAAGTCCACCAGCAAATCCACCTGAACTTGAAATTCTACTTTCTTTACTTCTAATATTTGACATCGAAAGTCCAATACCCGCGGCATCAGAAGAGTATGTTGAAATATCATTCAATGTACCTAATAAACCTTTACGTGAATCAGAATTATTATAATGTAAAACGCAAGATGCTAGTTGAGGTGTTCTTGTACCCGCATTAATCATGATAGGTGTTGCTGGTGAAATCAATTGGTTCGACAATGAATTGTAATATTCAACTGCCTCTTCAAATGTTTTAGTCACCCATAAAGCAACTCTCATATACATGTGTTGAGGTCTTTCAATAACCTTACCGCTAGATAACTTTAACAAATACATTTCTTGTAATGAACGCCAAGCAAAATAATCAAAATTATAATCATTCTCATGATTAATTACTTTATCAATATTTTCTGAACCATATTTTTCAATAGTCTTCATTAATACCTCATTAATAATACCATTTTCATCCAATTCCTTCATTGTTTCAGTAAAACTAGGATTAGTTTCTTTGTGATATGAAGATATTGCAACTGAAGATGCTAATCTTGAGTAATCGTGATGACTACCTGTATAAGCGGCGGCAATTTCGTATACTAATTTATCTAACTCTTTTGTCGTAATACTACCCTCAGTAGGTACTGAAGTAATAACTTTAATAAAAATTTCATCAGAATTAACGTTCAATCCTTTCGCCGCTCTTTTTACTCTCTGATAAATTTTCTGAGGATTAAAGGACACCTCATCACCCCCTCTTTTTTTAATCTTTAATGACATCATATATTTTTATTTAAAAATCATCCGTGAATGATAATGTTTCGTTCAATTTAGCTTTTTGGTATTCCATAGTCCTTGATTCAAAGAAATTACCTTTTGTTTCTACCGCAATTTGTTCCATAAATTTAAATGGTTGGTCCACATTAAATTCTTTTTTACATCCAAGTTTAAGTAGTAAACCATCAGTAACAAATTCAAGATATTGTTTCATTAGGTTTGAATTCATTCCAATTAAAGATATCGGTAATGACTCAAGAATGAATTCTTTCTCAATATCCAATGCGGATAATAAAATTTCTCTAATTCTTTTCTCACTTGGTTTGTTCTCTATGTGATTATTTAATAAATGAATTGCAAAGTCACAGTGTAAGTTCTCGTCTTTGAAAATCAAAGTGTTCGCATTACATAGTCCTTGTAAAATACCTCGAGATTTTAACCAAAAAATAG